TGCCTACTGCTTTGCGTCTCATAGGCATACCAAAAGTAAATTATATTTACACCTAATGCAAGTGCTATCTAGGTAAGCTACTAATTTTTCTACCAGGAAATAATTGCTGTTCTAAAAATTCAACAGCCTTATCATCAAGATCATTTGAACTTTTTTTACAAATCTCTTTTAAAAGACTAATGATCAAATCCTTGCATGCTGACGAGGAAAGGAATGTCATTAGTATAGGTTTTAAAATTTTTAACATACAAATGGTGTAGATATACAAATACTAGCAGTAATCGCTTATATACACTATCTTTTTGGTTTTAGTGATGATACACCTATTTCTACACCATTTAATCTTGCATAAATATCTCTCATATCATCATGCATAGAATCCATCTTATCTGACATTAATTCTACCTTTGTTATAAGGGTCACTACATCTTCTCTATTCTTTTTACCTCTATAGCTAAGTGAACCTGCTGATATAAATATTGCAGATAATAAAGCACCACTTGTAGCTGCTAATAGTTCTATCACTTTGCCTTTATTAGGTTCTATGGCTATTATGACAGAAAAAAGGTATGTCTGAACAAAAATCTAAGAATCCACTACAAAAGCTAAAAGAAAAATTTGACGATAAAGAAGAACAACTAGAAATATTAGGTACTTTTATTAGGTTAGGTGTTATGGTCTGGGCTGGATTTATTATAAGTTTAAATTATGTCAGTTTACCTGGCATGGCAAAAGATAATTCACCAAAAGATATAACCTTTATAGCAAGTGTGTTTACAGGTTGTCTTGCAACATTTTCTGTTGATGTAGGTAAAAAAAAGAAAGAAGATAAACAAGATAAGCCTAAACAACTTGCACAATCTGACAATTCATATCAAACTATAAGAGTAGAAACACCTATAAAAATTGTTGGTGCTACTGTGGTTGACCCCAAAACAAAAACATGAAAAAACTTCTACCATTATTGCTGCTAGCAATCACACCTGCCTGTTATGCAGATTTATCACATAGCATTACTAGCTCTACAAAATTAACAGTAGGAGGTGCATCTACATCTGCTGACCGCATAGGCTCTAGTTACAGCGTTAGCGGTACAGGAGTGGATACTACTCATGGTACTGGTGATTCTGCTGTTACAAATGGAATTGGTGCTTTAACCATTTCTTCAGGTGTTGGTACTCCACCAAATGTTGTAGCAACCCAAGATACACCAGGTAATAGTTTTAGTTTTACTCAATCGTTTAATCAAGCAGATGCTTTAGCTGGATCAGCAGTTACTACAGGTGAAACTGCAAACTTTTCTGATATAACATCTATAGCTGGAGGCACAGCAGGAAATTTAGCAGGTACTATAACATCAGCAGGGGCAATAACACTAACAGCAGGTGGCCATAATACTGAAGCACTTGGACAGGTGACCTCTATATTAATAGTTGACTAGCAACAGCTATGTATAGGTTTATATTGCTACTTAGTTTTTTTAGCGTACCTGTATATGGTCAAAGTGTTATACCTAATTTTAACCAAGGGGTTTTAATTCAGAGGTCAGAGACCAAAAGTACGACAGTCGAGGACATAAAAAGCTTTGATATAAGGAATGGATACCAGCTTACTATTGGTGGTGAAAATGTAAAAAGTTCTACAGGTGATGTAGCCCCTGCTGGTTGGAAAAAATTAGATACAACAGTACATGGAGTTGGCACTACATATGTTTCACCAAATTTGGATAATAAGCCTACTTTTTCTATAGTAAATCAAGGGGAAAGCTTTCAATATTATGAGACACTAGAAACACCTGGTATTACTAATTACACTCAAATATTAAGGACTACTACTATAGAAAATATAACAGATACAACCAGTACTTTTAGTCAATAAATGATAAGAATTAAGTGGATATTAATACTACTAAATATAATAATTACCCCAGTAAAAGCCAATAGTGTCAATACTACTTCAAATTCTAGTGGGTCAGTAGTTAACCAGGCTGTGCAAGTGGTTCCCTCTAGAAATTTTAGCTACCAAATGAATACTATTAACTGTCAAGGTGCTACCCTTAATATCTCTCCGTTTGTCTCAACAACGTATGGATTTGCAACACCATATGAGACACATTATGAAAGACCTGTTTACAGTAGAAAAGATGTAGAAGGCGATTTTGATGATGAAAATAAACCTATAGGAGATGGAGATGTAGATGAAGGTTATAGAGGAGAAGTTTTATATTTTGAACAAGTACGAACAGGACAAAAACAATCTAATGTATCTATTAATGGAGGTATTACTGCTACGTTTAGTATTCCGTTAGATCGAGAACCTATAAAAGAATGTAAAAAAGCAATGAAAAAACAAAATGAATTATATGAAGCATCACTAGCTGCAAAACGTCTTAATTTTGAGATGAGTAGAGCAAAAACGTGTATAGATAATCTAAAGCAGGGTATAAGATTTAAAGAAGGTACTGAAATGGCTAGGATTTGTGCAGATGTAGAACTAATAACACCGCCAAACGTAGAGCATACCCACAAGATTAAGTAAGTTTTGATTTTCTAGGTTTTTTACCTGTAAACTTTGTACCTTTTTTACCTAATGCCTTTTTGACAATCCCTATAAATTTTTTAAAAGCAGGTTTTAGGATTTTGTTTAAGATCGGTGTTAGAGTTGCTGCTGTGGTTGCAACTACTGTTATAGCGAATGTTGTAGATACTGTATTTATGCTTGGAAGGTACTTTTCTACTGTTGTTGTAGGTATCCATTCAATAACACATTCTTTAGTTTCTTCTATGTATTTATAACCTGTTACTTTTTCTGTACCTTTAGCATTTAAGTCACCAATTCTAGGGTTATTTTTTTTGGGGTCAGGACATTCTACTTTAGTTTCTTCAGGTATTTTTGGTACTTCTGGTTGTTCTACATCAGTTTCGGGTGGTTCTACATTTGTAGGCGGTTTTGCTTCTTCTACTAGCAATATTTTTTTCTTGTCATACTGTAGAGGTACATAGGAAGGTAATGGACATACAAAACTGTTACCACTTGGATCATCAGTAAATAATTGAGTGTTTTTTGTACCATCATTTCTAACGGTCACACAAGGCATCGTAAGGGTTGGTGGCAGTGTTCTTGTTATATGTTTTGTATTAGGTAAAGATTGCTCTACAGGTATATTTATTACAGGTATGCGTGGTATTGATGAAGTAGGTATTAAATTAATTTCTGGCATCTTTATCTACATCACCTATTGAGATTGTATAGCCATCTTCTCCAAATTTACCCTGTTCTATAATTTTAGGTTTTTTTACTTTTTTGTCTAAATCATCATGGTATTTTTTTATTTCGTTATCTAGTTCTAATTGTAATTTTTTTATTCTTAACCAAGACACGATTTTATTTATATAGTATTTTACTAATTTTTTTATAAACCCAAATATCATAAACTAATAGAAGGTTTTTTTGGAAGTGTTGGCATTGCTGGTTTAGTAAAAGATGGAAGTTCTTTATTTATAAGACTAGGCATATTACCTGTTAATTCATCCATAACTTTATTTTTTAATTCTCTTTCAAACCCAGGGCTTTGCATATAGCGAATTGCAACGTAGCCAAAAGCTGCCATTGACCCAGAAAGCAAAAGAGACAATAATGAGGCTACTTGGCAAATTTTATTAAACATAATGTTAAGAGAAATTTTGATTAAATTAGCAGCGCCACTTACGTTGATGACGCTGTTTTTGATTCTTGGCTTGATGCCTTTATATCTGATGGCTGCACTGCTTCGGGTTTCGCTTGAGTCTCCAAAATCTGCTCCTCCAGTATCTTCATCGCTCCGTTAACTTCATGCAAAGCAACAAAAAGTTGTTCTCTTTGTTTAGCAAGTTGCTGTAATCTTTCTTGTAAATTCATAATTTAGTAAAGTTTTTTACCCGCAACAATAGCTGCATCAATGGCAGTGAAATCTTCTGATCCCCAGATAGAAGTAGTTTCATCTAGCTTCTTGTAAAGCTTGATAATCTCAAGATGCTCTACATTTCTTTTCATCTTGTCTTTGTATTCATCTGTTGTTTCATCATCAGTTTTAGCGGTGTCGATAACAGTTACGCTATCACCAGCAGCAGAAAAGATTGCTGCGATTTCA